CGTCGTCAAATTGGCAGAGATTGCGAAAGAAAAGACAGGAACACGCATTGTGTCTGTGACTGGTGATGAAGGTTCGCCGCTTGCTAAACTCTCTGACTTGGTCATCAAGTTCAAGGGATGCAACAACGGACTTAACTCTGAGAACTCTCCGGATAAGATTAACTCTATTCAGCCGATGACAACATTGAATGAACAAACTGCCTTCATTTTCTTTGACTTGGTCTCTTTGAAATTGATGGACAGATTGAATGAAGACAACAAGACAATGTCTTTCAGACATTCGGTTATAGAATGATTTATAGAAGGACAGGTGAAGTCACTCTCACTTGGTGGAATGTTACCAGCATTCCACCTAACTTTTATAAATACTATAGACGAACTGGTAATTCGTCTTTAAACTGAAGGAGTGACAATGATAACATGCAAAGAATGCGGGCATGATTTTGATGACCTACGAAAGTTAGGTATACATTTAATTACACATAAAATGACATCTAAAGAGTACTATGACAAGCATCTAAAGACGCCTGATGAAGGTATATGTCAGTATTGCGGCAAACCCGCAAAGTTTAATAATCTTCGAGAAGGCTATATCAGATGGTGTTGCCGCGCTTGTAAAGATAAAGATCCGCTCTTTAGAAAGACGTTGTCAAATGCTGTAAAGAATTCATATACACCTGAATTATTACAGTCTCGTGCCGATGATATGCAACGTCGTTGGGCCAATGGCAGTATGAATGAAGCGGCTGAAAAAACTAAAGCAACGCAAAGTACTCAAGAATTTAAAGAAAAACGACGTGAAAGGATTAAGAATTCTGAAACTTTTCATAAACATTTCAAAGACCCACAGTGGATAGAAAGACAAAGCGAAAGTCATGTTAAGCTATGGAATGAACATCGCTGTTTTACACGATATGAATTCAATGGCGTGAAATATCATTCCGCTTGGGAAGTTTACTTTGCTTACTATCTTCAAAAGAATAAGATAAAATATGACTATCAATGCGAACCTATCACATATTTGTTTGAAGGTGCCAGACATAAATACATACCAGATTTCTGTGTAAATGGTGAACTTATAGAAATAAAAGGCGGACATTTGCTTAACTATATGAAGCGCATAAATACATTAGACCACGCAAAATATGAATGTATGATTTCTAATAATGTTAAGATAATCAGCGATATTTCTGAATATCAGAAGTTATTTGAGCAGGATTTTGGAAAAGATTTCATTCGGTCGCTAAAACGAAAATAATTTGTTATATTTTATCCAAAGGAATAGAAATTATGAATATAAGTACATCTCTTATCTGTATGAATATGTCCCAGGTTGACAAGGACATTGAAAGAATCTTGACGGAAGCAAAAGGAGACCAGCGATTTAACTGGATGCACGCTGATTTTATGGACGGTCATTTCGTTCCGCGTCTCGGCATCTCTCCTGAACTTATCCGTGACATTAAGAAGGAATTTCCTCAGGTTCACATTGACTCTCACTTGATGATTGATGATCCTTACACATACGTTGATGTTATTGCTCCGTATTCTGATTGGATTGTCTATCATTATGAGGCAGTTACTGACCCGATTAGAACACTTCAGAAGATTAGAAAGACATGGCCGAATGTTAAAGTAGGTCTCGCTATTAACTTGGCTACTGTCTTTGACCCAGAGATCATCGCCCTCTTTGACGGCGTGATGTTCATGGGAATCTCTCCAGGCGTTCTTGGAACGAATTCTTATCCGGCAGTCGTTAGCAAGAAGATTGCTCTCTGTCCGAACCATAAACATTACTTTGTTGATGGGTCGGTAAACTTCAACACAATTAAAGATTATCGTAGCATTAACGAGAACGGAACTCTTGTTTGTGGTTCATCGACTATGTTTAAGGTTGATGAGTTCACTGAAAAGATGAACCGTGATGAATTGGTATCTTACAACATAAACAGAATTAAGGAAGCAATAGGATGCGAAAGACAGTAGTTATTCCCGCTGCGGGTTTGGGTTCACGCCTTGATGAATTCACAAAGAACTATAACAAGGCAATGTGTACTCTTGGCCCAAAGCCGGTTATTTCTTACATCATTGAAAAATTTACGAAAGAAGATGAGATCATCATCTTGTTAGGATATAAAGGCGATTTGCTTAAACAGGTCGTCCAAATCTGTTATCCTGACTGGAACATTCAGTTTGTGAATGTTGACTGCTTTGAAGGTCCAGGCTCTGGCTTGGGTTATTCATTGTCTTGTGCTAAGGAACTTTTGCAGAAGCCTTTCATGTTCTGGTCTAATGACTCTATCATTGATGAAGACATTGATGATTTTGACTTCTCTGAAAATTTCCTCGTTTTGGCACCGTTTGATGCAGAAAGAGCTGACTCATATCGTCATGCTGCTGTAGGTAAGCGTGATGTATCTGCGATCTTGAGGAAGGGAGAATATGACGAGACGGGCAAAGGAACTTTGCCTTACATCGGAATTTCTTTCATCAAGGATTATGAAAAGTTTTGGGAAGCATGTGACAAGAACTTTGAATTATTCGTCAATGCAGGAGAATCTGCTGGTTTGAATAACTTGAAGAAATTGAAGTACTTCGTCACGAAGACTTGGCTTGATACTGGTAATAAGCAGTCTCTCATCAAGGCGAAGGAAGAATACTCAAAGAAAATGGAAGCAACGATTCTTGAAAAGCCAGATGAAGCAATTTGGTTCTTTGATGACAGAGTCGTAAAATTCCACATTGACCCGTCGTTTATTGATGGTCGTGTAAAGCGCTGGAAGTTGTTCATTAATGACAAGATGAAGGAGAATAACATTTCAATTCCAGAGCTTATTACTTACAACCGTAATGTATATTCATACAAGATGGCTGAAGGTAAGATCATGTCTCTTCATGTTGATGACGAGAATTTTAAGGAATTGATGCACAAAGTCATTGATTCTGTGACTGCTCGCGATGTCTCTGATGAGTATAAGAGGGACATGTATTTGGACTTCTATCGTGATAAGACATTGAAGAGAATTGAAAAGTACTGTAAAGAATGGGAAGATCCTGATAAGGAATGCGTCATCAACGGTGTTAAGTGCTTGCCTGCAAAGGACATAATTAACTCGATAGATTGGGAGAAAATCTCCACAAAAGCATTCGTCACTGACAACTATCATGGAGACTTCCACCTTGAGAATATCTTGACGAAGAAGAATGACCAGGGCGAGAACGAGTACATCATGCTTGACTGGAGACAGAACTTCGGTAAAACATTTGACGGCGACTTCTATTATGACTTGGGCAAAATGTGGCATTCTCTCATCGTAAATCACAACATGGTGAAGGACAATTTGTTCACACATACTATCAAGGCAGACGGAAAGATTGTCATTGACATTCACCGCACTTTCATTGATACACAATGTGAGAAGCTCTTGATTGAAGTGATTAACAATGCGATGGATGAAAACAACTTGGGTAAGTTTGATGTTGAACATGCTAAATTCATCACCGCGCTTATCTTCTTGAACATTTGTTCTTGTCACGTCGGAACTTATGGAACCTTCTTGTTCTACTTAGGAAAGTACCTGATGAATAAATTCATTCAGCGACATCCTTATTACTTGAAGTAAAACAAGTTTCGAGAAAATTTTTGGGCGGAGTCATTTCCGCCCATTTCTTTATTATATTTTATACAGGTTTTCAAAATTTCATATAGCATATAGCTGAGAAGGAGATGAATAAATGAAAGCATATAAGAATGTCTTGTATGATCGTTGGAATAAAGAAATCTGTGTCCGTTTCGTCGGAGACAAAAATTATACAAGAATCCCGTATGTAAAAGATTATTGGGTAAAGGACCCGACTGGTAAGTCCGACTGGACTGACTTGCACGGTGTTCCGATGATAAGAAAGAAGCAAGCCGCTGATAAAGATGTCATTAAAACTTTGAAGCAAGGCGGTATTGCGGTCGCTGAATCCGATTTGAAAGAAGAAGTCAAGTGGCTTCATGATACTTATGATAATGTTGAATTGACCGCAAAAGTTGAAGATTTTAAGATAGCACATTACGATATTGAAGTCTCGTCAGAGAATGAATTCCCGAAGCCGGAAGAAGCGAAGTATCCTGTTAACTTGATTACTGTCATTGATGACTTGACTGGTGAATCATATACTTGGTCTATCTTGAATATACATGAAGATGACATTATTAAGAATCTGAAGGTTTTTGATGATGAACTTAACATGCTTAAGCATTTCTGTAAGTGGGTAAATGAGCAAGGCTATGATATTCTTGCAGGATGGAACTCTGTCTTGTTTGACTTGCCTTACATCATTAACCGTATTAAGCGTCTTCGTCATGAAAGAGACATTCAGACTGAATATGAAGCGATGTTGTCTCCGTTGGGCAAGCGTCCTGAAGCAAAACAGATTGCTGACAAGAAGCAGGGAAATGATCTTGGAAACTCTTACGAAATTCCTGGTCTTATTCATTATGACTACATGGAACTTTATAAGGTGTTCGCTAAGCATGATCCGCTTCCATCATATTCTTTGAACTTCATCGCTATGACTGAGCTTGGCGAAGGTAAGATGGAATATGAAGGTGCTATCAACACAATTTGGAAAGAAGATCCGCAGACATTTGGCCGATACAATGTGACTGACGTAAGAAGAGAATGGCAGATTGAAAAGAAGAAAAAGATCTTCCCAGTTCTTATTGAGTATTCTTATGACTGTCTTGTAACTCTTGACAAAGTCTATAATAAGGTACCGACTACTGAAGGTTACATTCTTCGTTACATTCACAAAGAAAAGAAGGTTATGAATGACCGTCCTGACCATCACGAAGACTGGTGGCATGATGAAGGATGTTATAAAGTAGAAAAACCTGATGGTTCTATCTACTGGCAAAACTGCGAATGGGAAAAGGAAGATTATGAATTTGAAGACTTCCATGTTAAAGCGGGTTACTGTTATGACTTCCCTGGGCGTTATGATGACTGTATGTCTTTTGACATTACTTCGTCATATCCTCACCACATCATGCAGTTCAACATCTCGCCAGAAGTAAAGATTCGTCACCCGAAGAGAGAAGATATTCTTTCTGGAAAGGTAATTGCTTCTGATGTTAATGAAGTTGGTTTCTTGAGAACAACTGACGCTATTCTTCCGAACATCGTTAAGAAGGTGTTTGATGAACGTAAACATTACAAGAAGTTAGCGAAGGAAGCGGAAGCAGCCGGCGATAAGATCATGGCTGGTGTATATGATAACCGTCAGGGAATTAAGAAGATTATCATTAACTCTATGTATGGTGTCTGCCTTGCTCCGACATTCCACTTGTATGACATTGACTGTGCAAGATCTATTACACGCTGCGCTCGAGTAACATTGAGAGACTGGCTTAAGAAGTATCTTGACCAGTATTATGTGTCTGTCAAGATGCTGTCTGATGTTCAGAAGTACTGGAACATTAAGTTGAAGAATCCGAATCCGCTCAAGATCACAAACCGCGAATGCGTCTGTGTTCATGCTGATACTGACTCACTTTACTTCTGCGTTAATGAATTGAAGAGAAGATTGATTGAAGAAGGCATCAAGATTGAGACAGAAGAAGAGCATCGTCAATTCTATGCTACTGCTGAACAGATGTTCCAAGACTTCTTCGTCAAGGTACTTGAAAAGAGAGCCGCTGCATCAAAGACAACAAACAAGATTAACTATAACAGAGAAAACATTTTCTCTAACATGTTCTGCTTCGCAAAGAAACTCTACATTGGAAACGTCATTGACGCTGAAGGCAAACCTTATCCGTTCAGCAAGCCAAAGCACAAGATTATGGGTGTCGGTATTAAGAGATCTGACATGCCTGACTTCTGTAAGGACGCTGCTGAAAAGTTGGCGTTTGACATCTGTAGCGGTGCTGACTACTCGTATGCAAGACAATTCATTCTTGATACTTACGAGAAGTTCAAGGAGTCAACTCCGAACGCCGTCGCTGCAAACAAGTCTGTTTCTGAATACACCAAGTATGTTACATTACCAATGTCGCATTACTTGCAGCACGGACTTTCGTTTGATAAAGGACAGTTGTTCAATGCCAAGTGTGCTCTTGCTTACAACTACATTGTAGCAAAGCATAAGTTGCCTTACTTGCCGATTATGAATGGTAACAAGTTCCACTACGTCTACGTTAAGTCAAGAAAGTATCAGCAAGTTGAAGCGATTGCTTTCGTTGGACAGTGGCCGAAGGAATTTGATAACTGGTTTGAGGTTGACTACGAGACAATGTTCAGTAAGACATTCGTTCCGCTTTTTGAGTCTATGTTTAAGGTAGCAAAGTGGATTGGTCCGAAGGACACTATCTCTCTTGAAACTGCAGGACTTGATTCATTCTTTATGTAAAGGAAAAACTATGGATATAGAACTAAGAAATAAAACTTATGAAGCCTATGAGAGAATACTATCTGCCGCAAAACAGATAGTAGACTCTTCTAGCGCTGATTTCGGTCGTCATGCTATAAGACTTCATCCGCAATTCTCAAATGAAAGAAGATGTGTGAAGTCTTTCATGATTTCCGCTCTTGTTGTTAGAACTGATGATTTTAAACGAAAGAATTGGTGGGAAGAACAAGTTCTTGCACCAGCACCCGGCCGCAGAAGTTGGGGTTGTGACGGCACCCACGTGCTTTTCAGACTGTCCGTCAATAAAGACGGTCATAAACTGTCATCTTGCTTCCGTGGATTTGAAGTTAAGATGGATAAGAACACTGGCGGATATAACGGTTGGGCTGATGCAGTAGAATACACTAAGTATGATGTAAGGTCTGATGCGAACCACACACTTGTTGATAAAGAGTTCTTTGACATCATTGGTCATGAAGAAGAAATCATCAATTTCATCAAGATCGCCGTTCGTTCTTATGATATCATCGGTCAAGAAGTAAGACGCTTTACTGACATGACAAAAGAACTTGACGAAACAAAGGCAGCGATTGAAAAGAAAAGAAAAGAAGCGCTCAAAGACTTGAGTAATAGATATAAAGCACAGTGGGAAAAGTCCACACGAAACATAAATCTTAAATTAAGCACAATAGAATATGAGGCGTAGAAAATGATTAGAATGACTCTTGATACGAAAAGTCTTAGGTTGGATATGATTGACGATGCAGAAAGCACTCCAGGAATGTCCAGACAACAGACACATTTCAGAAACTTTTTGATGCGTCTAATGCAAGAACGCTTAAATAAGATTGACAAGAATCTTCCAAAACAAGAAAAGACCAACAAGATCTTGGAAGTCGTTAAGATGCCAGATAACAGTTGGCAAGCCGTAGGTCATGAAGTCAAAGACGGTCACATTATCATCAACTATGACCAGATTGGTGATTTAAATTAAGGAGAAACAAATGAAATACTTTCTTTTAGGAAAGGCTCAGAACAAGCCTCAGGCAATTGGGTTGCTCACAGAAGATCTTCTTCTTAACCCATCAGCAGCCAATGAACAGTTGAAACTTTACAACTTGAAGATTGACCACATCGAGACTGTAAACGGCGAAAAGGTTGTGTACATTAAGGAAAACGAAGAAAGCAAACTTCTTTGTGAATAGGAGATAACATGGCTGACATTATGTTTGACTCGAAGATGACTTCTTTTAACGTAGTCGTTAAGAAGGACAACATCTTTACTTCCTTCAACCTTCAAGTCGTTGAAGATTCGTCTGTTCGTAAGTTCCCTCAGCAGTTCAAGTATCCTGACTTGACTTCTGTCTTTTCATCAAACGCACTTGATGATGTATTTGACAAGATTAGCATTCCGTGCTCCGATTATCTTGTTGAGTATGACATGAAGATTGGTGACCTTGAGTTTGTCGCAAAACTTGACACTATCTCTGCTGTCGTAAAACGAGAAAAAGATGGCACTGCATACACAGTCTATAATTTGCGATACATCAAGGAACTTGACAAGGATGTTGACCCTAAGCTCTCGACATTCTTGAAGGTCAAGGAAGTTGACATCGAGACAGGAAAGAAGACTGACAAGTTCTTCCCGACTGAAATGACTGTAAAAGAATAGCTTGTAAGAAACATCACTTAGCTTGTAACCGCGGAAAGAAAATCCGCGGTTTTTATTTTTTCCTATTTACATTTTGACCAAAAGTTATTAAATTTTATTTGTTAAACTTCAACAGAAAGGAACTTATTATGGCCAAGAAAGAAAATGAAACTGGATATGTCTATCTCATTCACAACCCTCGTCAACCGAATGATTACAAGATTGGAATGACAAACGATCTTGATGAACGCCTCAGAACTTTCAACAGCGAAACTAGCTGTGCTGTTCCGTTCATTGTCATCGCATACATTAAAACAGCGAAGTATAAGAAAGTTGAACGAGTACTTCACAAGATTTATGCAGACGCAAGAATTAACCCCAAGCGTGAATTCTTTGAATTTGAAGGTGACGATGCTCTTGAAACTGTCAAGGACATGATGAAAGACATTGCAGAGCTTTCAGATGGAGATTATCAGGAACTCTTGACCGTAACTCGTGATGAAGAAGAAAGAACCACACCGTTCTCTCTTGCTAAATGCGACATTCCTGTTGGTGAAGAAATTCAGTTTATCAACCCGAATGATACAGAAGTTTATTTGTTTAAGGTCCATGACTTGAAGAACCGTGGACATTTGGAAAATGAAGAAGGCGACATCATGACTGTCTCTGAAGCAGTCCGTTCAATTCTTCATAACCGTGTCTGGTCTGCCCGTGCTGATATGTGGCACTATGAAGGCAGAACCTTGAAGGAAATTTTTGACGAAAAACTGAAAAATTCTGCAAAATCCTAATTTTTACCATCCCAAATTTCATCAAAATACGTCATTTTATTACACTTTTTGACGAAAATCGTCTGAGATTCTTATAAAACCACTGGAGATTGGTAATTATTCAGATTTTAAGAAATTTGACGATATTACACATTTAAGGAGAAATGAACATGCTTACTTTCCCGACTGAAAAACCCACTATTGAAGACGTCAAGCGCCTCATAAATGACGCTGACTCTCTTAAGGTAATGTATCCTGACCTCTGCCCGACTTATCAAGCTGGACAAGTACTTAATGTCTGTTCGCAGCCGGTACTTGATGACGGTCTTAATGAATCTCTTGATATGGGTCTCTTGAGCGAGATGCTTGAATACACTGCTTACAAGGATCCTGATTATGAAGACGAATCAGAACTCAACTATGACGCTGAAAGACGCGGTTTTTCTGCAGTAGTTGAACTCGAAGACGGAAAGTGGCACATTGACATTGTCGTTGAAGTCGCTACAGGTAAAGTCTGTTACTTCGCCTTCACAAACAAACTTGAGGAATAAATATGAAAGAATTCATAAACGGCATGTGCGTACCACTTACTTGGTGCGGCGGCTGGGTTGGAACAATTACTGCTTGGGCTTCATTGATTATTTGGTTCATAGGACCGTGGCCTATTCAACTTTTTGGAGTTCCTGGCATCGTTCTTGTCATCAACTTGCTGTATAAGTACTTTAAAGAAGATTTGCCGAAGAAACTCAAGGAACCTGAACCTCCCAAGCCTGTTGTCATTCCAGTTGAGGAACCAGTAAAGAAGGTCCGCAAGCCTCGTAAAAAGAAGGAGACAGAAGATGTACACGGATTACAGAGACAAGCTCCTGCAAAGACTAGAAGACGGAAGACTTGATTGGGAAACTGTTTGCAGAGAGTGCATAACTGAAATGTCAATGGACGAAGTCAAGGAAATGTGTGATACATGTGAATATCTTGACGACGAACCACTTGAGGAGGATGACGAATGACAGTTGCAGAACTTATCGCCGAACTCCAGAAACAGAATCCTGATGCAGAAGTGCAGTATAAAGGAAACGCCTTGACCACTGACGCTATGGGATTTACGAAATCACAAAGAACTTGGGTACCACTTAAACCTGACAACATTTACACTACTCGCTTCGGAGGAAACACCGTTTTCATCGGCGAGAAATAAGGAACTTTAAAATGTGGCCTGATGATGGCAATGAAATACTGAAATTCTTCAAGAGCAGATTTGATAACACGCGTTTCAGAACTTCTCATGAAAGAATGGAGTATGACAAGCATGTAGCTAAACAGAAACTCGATAAGTATAAAGACTTCAGAGATTCATTTGACTACGCGTCCCTTTATCCTCATGTATTTGAAGAATGGAAGTCTCCGCTGACTCCGGAAGAAAGAGCAAAACTTAATAAGCAAAATCACTTAGAGGAAATTAGAAATGCAGGAACTGAATACTCGCTTGGATAGAATGAACTGGGCTTTATCCATCATTGACAATGACAAGCGTTTCAAGCGTGAAACAAGTTGGTCTCACAAGTTCGCTGGACCTTGGGAATATGACCCAAAGAACATTATCATTTGGGATCATACCAAGCATCCTTTGAATGCAAGACTTATCTGTGACTTTGCAGACAAGTATGGCAATATGTCTGACTTTACTTATGAAGAACATGAACGCAAAATGAAACTTCAGGATAAGATTCCAGGCCTCATCATTGCTAACATGGCGAGCAAAGTTGACGACCAGACACCTTTCATCTACTTCGCTACTGGACTTGACTATACGTCTAATAAAGAAGACTTGATGAAAGGTCACTTCGAGATTTACAACACTTTCCGATACTTCCTCGGTGAACTTATTCCAGAGCCGGCATCGCATAATCCTACATCCACAGTAGAAATCAGACGCATGATTACTTTGCTTTGTAATGAAGTTGACTATGAAGTCAATAATGCATGCGATTTGGAAGCACGAATCATCGGTAAAGAAATTGAAAGAAAAAAGAAATTAAGACTTAAAGAAATCCGTCAAGCAGGAGAAAACTATGAAGCGTAGTTCAGATGACAACTTTTTTGTTGAAAACAACCGCCGTTTCTTCAAGTTCATTGAAGAACTTGCAAGACGTGGGTTCGTTGAACTTAAAGAGGGCGAAGACCACAGTACTTACCCATACTCATTCTACATTACTGGCATTTACAGTAAGTATGCTAAGATTAACATCTTTATGCGTAGTCTTGATGAAGTAGGTAAGTACTTCGGCAACAGTGAAGTTACAAGAACTATCATTACAGTTAATTTTGGTGATGAAAATAAGTTTGATACATTCGGAATCACACAAGTGTGCCCGACATTCTGGACAAAAGAAACAGCTGAAGAACGTCAGGACAAATGGAACAAGTTCGTTGAACAGTGTTGGAAAAATCCTGCAGGCGCAGAGTTCTACTCGACTGACCGCACTGTGGCTGTTGTAGAATGTCCAGAAAGTGAACCGAGAGACGCGATGAATGAACGTCTTTACAACTATACTATCTCTTCTTTGCTTGAATATGAAACACAGCTTTGTGACATCTGTGCGAAGACAAAGAAACTTATCAATAAGTTGAAGAAGAGATATGAAATAGATATGTCTACAATTACACACGAAGCTCCGTTTGAACCAGAGAATGGACGTGACGAAGACGACGAATGACATCAAGGTTTATCAAGACGCCTACGCTAACCCAGAGTCTGCTCTTTTAGGTTTTAAAGGAAAGACTATTCAGTCAGCAGGCGTCATTTTCTGTCCTTACGTTCCAGGAGTATTTAATGAACCATCTCCTGAAGAAAAGGCACATGAATTTAAACGTAGACATCAAGAAGAAATTGAAAAGGCAGGTGAAGGATGGGAATGCTGCAGCGACTTAAGTCCTTCCTTAAAGAAAAAGATACTCGTGATGAAACTCTATCCCCAGAATTGCAGCAACAAATTGACGAACTGGAACGACTCGCAACAGAATACTGTAATAAACTTTGTGAGGAAAGAAAACTTTACGGTTCACTGCATGAAGAGAAGCAGAGGCAAAAAGAAAAACATCTGTGGGAGATAAGAAGAGCGGGTAATGAATGGACGGTATGATATGGATAAAGAAGAAGAAAAGGAAATTGCTCAAAAATTTAATGATGCTTTGTCACAAGGTTCATTGAATTTAGGTCTTGCTTTTGCCCGTTGTGTACTTGATAGAAGATCTTGTGATATGACTGAAGAAGAACGTAAGAAAGGCAAAAATAAACTTCATCAAATGGAAATTAAAGCAAGTACACAGGACTGGGAAGTATGAGTTTGATTGGACAGTTTGAACGATATGTCAGAGATGTTCAAGCAAGAGAGGGCGATGTCATTAATGGTCGTTTAGACCAAATGAGAAAGACGATCGTTGCTTCAAGAAAACTCTATCAACCTGGAGATAATCCTGAAGTCGGCTTTGACATTGCTGAAAATCATAACCCTTGGAAAGAAAGCGGAATGCTGGCTAAGTGGAATAAAGAACAGCACTTGGAAGAAATTAAACACGCAGGCGACGAATACGAGGCATAAGATGGAATTTAGTGCTCATCCAGCTGAAGAAGTACTTAAAGTAGTTGACGATATATGTGCAAGACATGGTCTTGTCAGAGGCAGCGATTACGACAGCCCACATGCATACGCAACTCCTAAATCAGGAATTAAAGAGTTTTTCTGGGTACATCCAGACATGTGTGCTTTTGGTGGTGGATTTAAAGATTACATTGTAAGACTTTGGGGAAACTCACCTTCGGTATGTACACGCGCTCAAATCAAGTTTCATAATCCCTCTGACCCAATGTCAATGTATGTCAGTATTGAGGCAGCGAATCCTACTCCAGATGAAGAAAATCTTGAGTGGGGAATTGACCACATTTTGGAAATAATGATTAACTTAAGAAAAAGAATAAAAGGTACTCAATTAAACTGGCGCCGTGCTGAAATAAGAGATGCAGCTAATGAGTACCAAACAGAATAACACACCGATTGACGGAATTGCTTTACCTATAGTTCGTCGTTCATTCCCTCAACTTTTTGCTGACACACTTGTTGGCGTTAAGCCAATGACTGAGGAAGAAGCATTGAAGGAAGCTGCAGCGATGGCAGAAAGACGAGCTAAGTGGCTTAAAGAAGTGCATAAGAACGAAATCAAGAAGGCTGGAGAAGGCTGGAAAGTGGAGTAAAACTATGGGCTGGAACATAACTATCAATGGAAGAAGAGTAAGTAACAATGTCAACCGCATTGACATCATTGGACGTAAGGTTGTGTATGCAGGCGAAGATACGCCTGAAGCAGCTGAACGCTTTAAGAAACTTTCAAGAGTAGCTCAACACCAAGATGAAATCAAGGAGGCTCCTCGTGGATGGTCCTGCAGGTGATTTAATATCAAGTATTCAAAAGATCTTTGAAGACGCTTACGTTCCTATAGACCGTGAAGCTATTCGTAAAGCTGAAAAGCAACTCCACTTGGAAGACATCGAGCATGCCGGCGATGAGTTTACTCAAGAATATGCTAAAGAACTTGAAGAAATAACAGAGGAAGCAATTATGGACATGGGCAGTTATATTATGAAGCAACTTGAAGCGAAGTATGAGGGTTATTTAAACCCAAGCGCTCAAGCACGAAATCCTGAATACATTCGTAAGTTGGAAAAGCAAGCACATCTGCATGAAATCAAACACGCAGGTGACGAATATGACAAGTGACGAATTCATTGAAGTGAGTTTCATGGGATACAAAAAGCAGTATCCGAATCCTAATATGAACAGACGCTTCTATCCGCCTGAAGTAGTTGAAAAGGCACTGAAGCTAGCAAGGAAGGAACAACACTTGAAGGAGATTAAGGAAGCAAGTTTGCTGTATGATGTAGAAAAATAAATCTTGTCTCGCATTTTCTTGAAAATTTTGTTATATTTTTCCTAGTATAAATAATGTACCGACCACCGAGTCGGTCAAACAAGCATTATTTAGCAAATTAGGAGAAAAATATGGCAAAACAGCAAAAGAATGCATTCATAGCAAAGATGAAAAGAGACAAGGCGATGGCAGAGTACATCTGCGAATTTGAGGACGAGTTCCTCTCAACTAACAGCGGACCTATTAACGTTCTTTTCTCAGGACGAGTAAAAGATGGTGGTATTAAGAAGGGCTGCATTGAGACTATCGCTGCTGACTCAAAGCAGGGTAAGTCACTTATTGGTTTGAACATTCTCGCTGAAGCATACAAGTCGGGAATGTCTTGCGTTGTTATTGACTCAGAAAACGCATTCAACACCAGATTGGCTCAGCAGTTGGGTGTTGATACAGATGATATCCTTATCTGTAAGACCTCTATCATTCCAGAAATTAAACAGATTTTCGCTAAGATTAACAACGGACTTACAAGAGCAGAAGCAAGAGAAATCTTTGTTCTTCTTGACTCGTGGGGTCCGCTTGTAGAAGTTCAGGTCTTGGACAAAGCAGCTCAGGCATCTTCCGCAGTGAACATGTCTGGTGCAAGATTCAAGAACGAACTTGCTAACATCATTAACGCATACGGTAACACGACATTCGTCGTTAACCACGTCTATGACACTATGGACCCTTATTCTCCGGATGGTAAGTTCGCTATTCCTGGTGGTAAGAGATTGATTTTCAACTCTGACGCTATCGTCAAGGTTACATCATCTTCTAAGGCTAAGGACGGCGATGAAATTTACGGCAAGATCATTACTGCTTCCGTATCTAAGGGCCGTGACGCTAAGGAATTTAAGAAACTCAAGTTCCTTATTGAATTGGACGGCGGTATCAACCCATACTATGGCCTTCTCGATGAAGCTATTGAAGCTGGTGTCGTTAAGAAGACAAAGGTCGGTGTTTCCAACGGCTTTACTCGTCCTAAGTATGATACTGATGGACGCCTTTGGAAGGAGAAGGACCTTTACTGTGCTAAGTTCTGGATTCCACTCTTCCAGGATGATGACTTCAATGAATTCCTTGAACGTAAGTTCTCGTTTGAAGATTCTACATTGACTTCTTCAACTCAGAACATCAAGGAACTTATGGCAGCTGGCGACTGGGATAACTTGCCTGAAACTTCGCTCAATGCTAAGAAGCAGGGTGATGATGAAGACGGTGATGTCGAGGCTTATACCTTTGATGCAGACGAAGACTAATCCCTAGTACTTCGAGCGGGCAGACTGTTCCGCAACAGTGGGCAAAAAGAAAATTTTTGCCCACTTGTTTTTTATGAAAAACTTTGTTATATTTTGAACAAGTCAAAGGAGACTTATATGGTAGTAATTATTGAAGGTCCGAATCGTTGCGGTAAGTCTACGCAGATTCAGAACATTAAAGACTTGTTTGAGAGCAAAGGAAAAGATGTTCAAGTAATTCATTATGAGCATTTACATCTTGACCCGACGAAACTTTATACACCAGAACAGCAAAGGGAACTTTCACAAGTTCGTTATGACGATATGCTACATCTGGCTGATCTTTTCGCCAATGACAAGAAAACTTTGCTTATCTTTGACCGTGCTCACTTAGGTGAAATGGTTTACGGTCCAAAATACAGACATTATGATGGAGAATATGTTTGTGAACTTGAAAAGAAATACGAGAAGCTCATGGCTGCTGGCTGTGTCTTTGTCTTTGTGGACAAGCCTGAAAATCTTCTTGCTCGTGAAGACGGTTTATCTCCTACAACGACACTTGAAGACAAGGCGTATGAGACATCGTCATTCGTCTCTGCTTTTGTAAAGTCCAACATTTATCATCGCTATTTGATAAACATTGAAGGACAAGATGCAGAAGCAGTGAAGAAGCAAGTTTACGACTTTCTTAATGACCGTTTTGGAATCTTGGAGGAATAATGATTCAGAATTTTGAAATGAAGAATGACCCGACGATTAAGTCATCAGATTATCATTGGGCAAGGAACAACGAAACACTCCGTGCTGTTCAAGAAGAGATTCTTGAGAAGTATCAGAGTGAAGAAAAGGTTGGAAATACATGGGAAGTCATTGATGCACATCTCTTGTTCCATCCGTTCCAGCCGTTCTTGAATGTACTTAACCGTCCGTTCAACCACGACTATCTTGCAAAGGAAAAGAAGTGGTATATGTCACAGGACTTGTCTATTAAAGGATGGATGGACGATGTCAAGATTTGGAACTGGTGTGCTTCAAAGGATGACAAGCAGGAGATTAACTCTAATTACGGTTGGTGTGTCTTCTCTGAAGCAAACGGTGCTCAATATCAAAATTGTATTAGTAAGTTGACATCAGATCCTAACACAAGAGAAGCATTGATGATTTACACAAGACCATCTATGCATGCTGATGCGATTGAAAACGGAAAGCATGATTTCATGTGTACTGTTTCAGCTCAGGTCTTTATCAGAAACAATAAGCTTGAGTACATCGTAACTCAAAGATCTTGTGACTTGGTGACTGGTCTTTCATTTGATTTTCCGTGGCACTGTTATGTCTATCAGATGATGCTTGAAGAATTGAGAAAAACATATCCTGACTTGGAAGTCGGTATGATACATTACAACATCGGTTCTCTGCATGTATATGAAAGACATGAAGAATTGCTTAAGAATTACGGAGCATACAATTAATGAAATCCACAGAGTTTGAACGAATAATCATCAAAGCTCTTTTCGTCAATAAGGAAGTGAACACAAAAGTCCTTCCTTACTTGACTGATAAGTGGTTCTTTGATGTAGATAATAAGCTCATTGTAAAGAGCATCATTGACTTCACAAGTAAGTTCAATTCTATGCCGTCTGTTCTTGAGGTTAAGCGACTCTTGACTGACGCTGGAACATGTGATGTATTTGAGAAGATCATGGCTATTAAAGATGAAGAAGCCATGACAGAGTTCATGCTCGATGAGATTGAAGAGTTTGTCAGAAGGAAGTTGATTTATAGAGCTTCTGAAGAAGCGATGAAATATGTGACTTCCGGTGAGGCGCCTAAAGAAGGATCTTTGGCAGATGAAATGACTGAAGCAGAGTCATTTAACTTCAATGAAGATCTTGGCTTTGACTTCTTTGAAGATCCTGACAGACTTTATGAAGACGCTAACACGAAGGAACGCTTGTGGAACACTGGCATTAAGGCCATCAATGAAATCTTGCTTGGCGGTATTCACGAAAAGTCATTGAACTTGTTCATGGCTCCGACTAATATCGGTAAGACTTTGATTATGTGTTCTCTGGCAACGAATATGATTCTTGATAACAACTCTGTTCTCTACATCACATTTGAAGACCCAGAAAACAAGATCGCCGCTCGTATAGCACAGAATATGTTTGATGTTACACAGATGGACTTCAAGACAATGTCTCGTGAAAACTTTAACAGAGCTTTCCAGATTGTCAAGCAGAAGGTTAAGTCTAAGCTGTTCATCAGAGAATTGCCTGAAGACTGTGTTAATGCAATGCAGCTTAAGGCACTTCTTAAAGAGTTGAAAGAAAAGAAAGGTTTCGTCCCTGATGTTGTCTTCATTGACTATATCGGATGTATGATTCCTAACGGAAAGAATAACAGTAACTGGAACTCTAACACGATCTTGAAGTTGATTTCTTCTCAGGTTCGTGCTCTCGCTCAGACTTACGGCTTTCCGATTATCAGTGGCCTTCAGGCAAACCGTGGTGGTAACGGAATTGCGGAACTTTCATTGTCAGACGTCGCGGATTCTTTCGCATCTACAACGAAGGCAGACGCTATCTTCGGTGTTACACAGCCTGAGGATTACGAACAACAGAATGTATACTGCATGAAGTTGTTGAAGACTCGTTATGGTGGCATTGGCGGTAATAACAGAGGCAAGACATTCTTGGTCGGTGTTGATACAGCAAGACAGCGCATCTATGACGTAGAACAAGATAAAGTTAAGAACGATACAGTAAGTATGTTTGAGAAGGCGCCAATTTCCAAATCGGACGGCGGTGTTAACTTAGACACACAGGAACCAATAGAAGTGGACTTTGACTAAAGGAGACAAGTTATGGAATTAGAATTTGATTCTTTAATGTCTGACTGGGAAGATTCACAGGCGCTTGAACGTAAACAGAACCGAGCTTCTTTCTATGGATTTATGAAGGAGCGAGGTTTTGACTTTGAAGACGTTGACGAAACCACAAGACTTCCAAAATCACTGGAGCCTGTCTTGGAAGGTGACGCTGACGACCTTCATAAGTTTAACGCTGCTTTACATGATATTCACAAGAAGAAGCTCATCAACATAAGTGACGCTGTCATCTATCTTACCTCTGACTACTTTGAGGAAAAGACTATGCTTAAGTTGCTTGATGAGATGAATCATTACCTCCTTTCACAGGAGTTATTGAAGAGATATCATATCAAGCAGGAAGAATCTGAAACTTCTCTAATGGACTTTTTTGAAAATGCTGACGAGTAGCAAAGAACTATATCATTTCTGGTCTCTCTTCTCGAAGTTAGTCGGGAAGAAAGAGGACCCAGAACCAATCGTAAGAAAATTCACGAAGAAATCCTTTGAAGAAATTCTTAAGGAAAAATTCTTCGAGACGCCTAATATGTCTAAGGGTTACATCCCATTCATAGACTTGGCGAATGCAATAAACATGAAGAAGATTTCATTTGATGATTGGATTTACGTGATGGTTGGAGATTTTTTAAGAGATGGAAGTGTTAAGAAAAAAAACATAACAAACTTAAATTATCTTCAAAAAAATTGTAAATTTTATTCAGTAAATGGAAAAAAACTTCAAGAAGAAGTAATAAATAAATTGTTAGAGGAATCGGCGATGGAAGCTGAAGAAGATCCGTTCGCTGCTTTTTCTGGCAACCAATTTGACCTATATAAAGTCAATGAAAAGCAAAAGAATAAACTTTATGAACTGATTAGAAACGGAACATTGAGCTTTTGGTTTTGGTTTGATGGAATAGACAACGGGAAGTTTGCTATTGACGAAACCAAGATTGATGATCCAGAGTATTTTAGGTTCTTAAGGTTAATGCGAATAGTAAGACAAAGTAATAAAAAGGCAACATAAGGAGAAAACATTATGCCAATTAAAAGAGACCTCAACGCTTATTTCGGTGACATCAACGCTGCTGTTGCAGAACAGACACCCAAGAAAATGAAATCTTGGAAGATTGAAAATCTGTTCACACCTACTTACAAAGACAACAAGTTCAGCGTCGTTATTCGCTTCCTTCCTTCCCATCCAGATGAGATTAAGCCTTACGTAGAAAACCGTAAGCACACCATCAAGCTTCCAAACAACAAGTGGTTCATCACTGAATGTTTGACGAAGTTCGGTAAGCCATGTCCGATTTGTAACCACAACCGCACAGCTTACAAGACAATGCCGAAGGAACAGGCAGCTGATATTTCCCTTGGAAAGGCTAAGAGCCGTTACATCTGCAACATCTTGGTTGTTCGTAACGCAAACAACACAGAAACAGAAGGTAAGGTATTCCGCTTCGAGTTCGGTCCGCAGATCATGAAGATGATCGGCGCAGCAATGACTGACCGTGAAGACGAAATTGAAGGCTTGATCCGCGGATTTAACCCGTTTGACTGGGAGACTGGTGCTAACTTCGTTTACACCGGCGTCATGGGATCTAACGGTCCTAAGCTTGACGACTCTCACTTCGGTAACCAGGGACCGATTGATAAGTGGAATGGTAAGAAGTACCAGCCGTTGACTGTTGAAGAGATTGACGCTATTGAAGCTCAGCTCTACAGACTCGACGAATGCTACAACAAGGAAGAAGATGTCGCTGACTTCAACCGTATCGTTCAGCGTTACGAAGAAAAGTCTGGCAAGAAGCTCCTTGGCCTTCCTGAAGGCGGCGTTCCGGCAGCTAAGTCTGACGCGGTAGATCTTGCTGCAACGAATCCCTTCATGAGCGAAGCATCAGCTCCGGCTGCTCCTGAAGCACCTGCTGGTGATGACTTCGACTTCGACGCAACTCCTAAGGAGACAAAGACAAACATCAATACTGGAGCAATTCCAGAGGTGACTGACGATGCCTTCTTCGCTGATGTTGACGAAGAAATGAAGTAATTCAAAGTTGAGAAAGAAAATCTTACGGGAACCTCTTGGGGTTCCCGTTTTTTATTATATTTTGTCAAAAGGAGATTAAGATGGTAGATTTTTATGATGAGAATTTAAGAGTGTTGAATTTCACTCACATTGACTTTGACGGCGTCGTTGCAGGAATCGTCATCAAGAATTATTTTAAGAACGTCATAACTGAACAAGTCAATTATGGCAAGGAACAGGAAATCATCACAAAGGTGAATAAACATAAAGGCAAGTATGATGCGATTATCTTCACTGACTTCTGTCCAACTGAAGCAGGTCCAGGAATTTTGAAGAATTCTATTGAAGAAATTGCTATGGTCGCTGAAGTTCCAGTTCTCGTTCTTGACCACCATGAATCAGCAGAAAAGTATAATGATCCGTCAAAGAACATCTACATCAACTTGAAGTACTCTGGCTGCATGCTCGCTTGGAAGTATTTCAGCGCAAGAAAAGACTTGTCGCATCTGAAAGAACTTGTTGACATCGCTAACGATTATGACTTGTGGATTTTGTCAGACAAGCGTTCACAGTACTACAACGCTTTGATGTGGGAAATGGGATTTAAGTGGTTCTTCCGTCGTTTCTTGAAGGGCAACATTGCTCTCCGTGAAGAAGAGAAAGACTTCATTCGTGATTATGTAAGAATCGTCAAGGACCAGTATGACAATTTGCCGTTGAGCGAGTTGCCGCATAAGGGTTGCTTCTATGAATGTGACCAGTATCTTGGTGAAATGTCAAAACGTCTTGCTGATGAAGGCTATCAGTATCAGATCATCAAGCATGGAAACGCTTTGTCACTTCGTTCAGCGACAGACAAGATTAACCTTGTGAATGTTTGCCAGTTCTTGGGTAAGGGCGGTGGACATCGCAGAGCTGCTGGCATTCCACTTTATCCATCTGACCGAATTGATGAAGTCGTGAATAATGTGGCACAGGCAGTTGAACATGAACTCAATTACGGAAATGGTAACTTACCGTTTTAATGTATGTACCTAGCTACTATCAATAGTCAATTTGATAATAAGATCCGTGGACTTACGGTTGATAAGGCAGTATGGCAAAAGGTTCTCAAAATAGTCCGAGAACCTCTTGTTGTGCCAGATAAAGCCAAGATTCCTCAGTGGAAATTTTGTTCCATACTAGGAGAACAAAGATGCACTGAGAACATTGGAAGCACTAATCTGCTTATTCTTGATTTTGACGATTCCACTTATTCTATTAAGGAATTTGAAAATCAGTTCAAGGAGTATAAGTACATTCTTCATACTTCTTGGTCTTATGATGGCAATAACAGTAAGTTCAGAGTCTTGTTGTTCTTGAATAAAGAGTATGACCTTCAGCGTCTGCTATTCAAATGTCACGATAAGACTTTTAGTCCTTATGAATACATGCTTAAGGCGTTCCCTCATATTGACCCTGCATCATTTGTGAAAGCGCAGTTCTTCAAGATGCCGGCGATTAAGCAACCTGGAGCACCTTACTACTTCAACATTCATAATGGCAAGCCTTGGGATCCGATGGAGATTGAAGGATTCTACTTCGCATATACGATGTGTGAAATTAAGCAAGAAGAATACTTGAAGAAACTCGAAGCAGAACATGCGAAGAGAAGAAAGCGTGATAATGATGATATGACTTCTGCGATTGAATACATCAAGAAGAAGATGCAGGAACTTCCAGCAGGATTAAGACATAACGGTGTTTTCGGTCTTGCAGCTTGGTTCGCTGGCATTGGCGGAACATATCAAGAGTTCAGTCAGATTCGTCCAACTTGGGCGGATAGACAATATGACAAACAAATTAAACGACTTCAAACAGAATGGTATAAGATAGGAAAATAACTATGGAGATTGGACATTACTACAAGTTTCACGGCGCCTTTGAATACGGTAAAGAATGCGTAGGCATCTATATTGGGAAGGACGAAGAAAGCGGATTCTTGATGTTCAGTAAAGTACTTCGTGCTGCAACGCTTGAACGCTTAAGAGAAGAAAATAAAGAACACACTATAAAGAACTACAAAGCAAGTGAGATGCTCATAAATCCTGTTCACACAAATATCATATACCCAATGAAAAATTATTTTGAGGACAAATAATGGCTAGAGCAATAGACATCGAAGCAATGAAAGAACGGTTGAACGAATACTTTGAAACGCATTCACAGCAAGATATTCTTAAGAAGTTCTACAAAGACACACTTGAAACGATAGATAAATTTGATAAAGAGCTTTGGGTAAGCGCCATCAATGAACAGATTGGTTTAGGCGATGAAGAACTCCTTTATACCGATGATCCTGAAAAGAAAAAGTATGAACACTTGTTTGACATCTTTTCACACGGCGTTGGACATCTGATTGATGAAAAGATTCCGTGGACAGAGGTTAAAGACACTGACTTCCCAACTTGTTTCAGAATTTTCGAACACAACGGCTACCAGCTTGCCGTTACATTGATGATAGGTCAAGGTTCTGCTATTGATGTCTGTCCTGTTTCAGAGTTTAAGAACTGGATGAAACGCATTGGCGGCAAATATACACCGCCTAAGCCATTGAAGCTAGACGATCTTGAACAGTTGCTTAAAGATGGCAAGAAAGAAATCCTTGACAAGATTGCGAATGCGTCTACTGAAGTAAAGCGCAAGAAATAAGTCCAATAAATACACCAAACAAGATATGTGAGGTGTATTTATGAAGATTTGTGGACTTGACCTTTCTTATACCAGCCCAGGTGTCGTTATAGAAGAATTAGATGACGACCTTAATGTCGTATCCTGCGAGGGATACGGCTTTGCTATTCCCAAGTGGGCTCATGGGAACATTGTTGAATATAGAGGAGCAAAAGACTTCTCTGATGATTATGCAAGGTATAAATTCCTACACGACAAAATGCTAGAATGGTGTAAAGACTGTGAGTATGCCTTCGTTGAAGATTATGCTCAGTCTGCTAGCGGTAGAATCCTTGACCTTGCTGAATTTGAAGGTTTCATTAAGCAGGAACTTTATCGTAGAGGCGTTAAGCTCAGATTCTACGTTCCATCTACCAACAAGAAATTTTTCACCGGCCGCGGTAGCGCCGACAAGATCTCAATGTATCAGGCATGGGAGAAATGGCAAGGAAAGAAGCCAGATCTTAGTGATTTGCCGTTCGTTGATAAGGGAGACGGCGTAAAGCCTACATCAGATATAGTTGACGCCTTTGCTTTGTGCGAAATGGGACGACAGGAGCTTCGTCTACGTCGTGGACTTGATAAAGCAGAGGATTTACCAAAAGAAACACAAGAAGTCTTTGAGTTAAGACGCGAAAAATCACTTGCCAAGATTCAAAAGAAAAAAGAAAAGGGTACTGCGAAGAAACACGAGAAAGTAAAGTGCGGTATTCTTGAAACTCCGTTTAGAGGTCTTGAACTTGGAGACTTGGACAGAGGATTATAATGGGAAGCATATTTGGCGCTAACTACGCAAAGGCTATTTTTACTCCAAGGCACCCAGAGAAATGTGTCAATACGAATGGCACATTCAATAAGCCGTTGCCTCAGATGCGTTCTTCCTGGGAGATGGTCTTTGCGAATTTCTGCGACATTGAGGAGAATGTTCTTCAGTGGGGTTCTGAAATCGTCGAGATTCCATACTTCTCACACATTGACGGTAAGTCGCATCGTTACATCACCGATTTTATCTTGGTGGTTCGAGATAGAGACACTGGAAAGAATACGAAATGGCTCATTGAAGTCAAGCCTGCTTCACAGGTTCCAAAATTGAATGAATTTGGCGAGATTATCTTTCCAGAGCTTAACAAGAAAAAGAAACTGACTGAACAACGCATTGAACGTTGGAAAGAACAATGCAATGTGCTTAAAAAGAATCATGAGAAATGGACTGCAGCTCGGAAATGGGCCAAGGATCATGGCTATCAATTCAAGATCATAACCGAAGTTGAATTGGGAAAGATGAATAAATAAAATAAAGTATTTTGGAGACTCTTTATGGATAATTTGATTGTAGAAGGCGGTAACGCAAAAGCCAAGAATGGCGCAGAAGCAAGCAAGATTAGCTTAAAAGACTTTACGCCTGAACAGTATTCTGCATTTAAGCAGGGACTTCTTAATCTCGTTCGTGCTATCAACCAAGCATACACTAAGTTCGCTAAAGAACCGCTCTTCCCAAGTGAAGACGCTATTGATTCTTTGAAGATTTTCTCAGGATCTGGCTTTGAGTTCTTCAAGCGTTCTCGTGAAGAATATGCTCCAGTTAAGCCAAAGATGGGCGACGTAGACGTTCAGATTGATGAAAAGAAGCGTGATAAGGTTCGTGAGTTCCTTGAAGCAAATGAAGGCAAGAAATTCAACGGATTTACATATCTTGGTACCCAATTTGGCGGTGACTTCTATAATATCTTTAAGGCACCTAAAGAATTCCAGCCTGCCGCAACAAATATCCAGATGGACTTTGAGTTTATCGAGTATGATGAAAACGGTATGCCTAACGAGTTTGACGTTTTCGCTAAGAACTCTGACTGGGAAGACTTGTCTCAGGGAATTAAAGGTCTTGCAAAGAACAACTTGATTCCTGTCATCTATAAGGTCATCTATGGAACACCGGGCGTCGTTTTCCAGAACAAGAAAGACGAGCCTTCTAAAGCATTCAAGGATGAAGAAGTTCCGACAAAGACTTATGGCTTTAAGGGTTCAAGACAAAAGTATCAGCCAGTTCTTGACGCTGAAGGAAAACAGGTGATGTATAACGGCAAGCCTGCTTACCGTGAGAAGGCAGTCAAGGATACACCACTTAATCGTTCGCTTCCATCTATCTTTGAAGAAATCTTCGGCGTTCAGCCTTCAAAGAAAGCTCTTCAGATGATGTATTCCTTTACTGGAATGTTGAAGTTGATGAATAAGTATTTGACAAAGCAACAGATTCAGAAGATCTATCAGAAGTATTCAGAAGATCTTTACAAGCAGGTTGATGATCCTGCAGTCGCTGACACAATCTGTGCTAAGTTCAAGAAAGAATGTCCGTTCGTTCATGATGTAAACGAAAAGTTTACGCTTGACCTTTATTTCAAGAAACAGATTTTGGGAGAATAAAATGCCAGTAGCAATGAAGACTATCACTTCTACGAAGAAAGGCTCTGAAGGCGAGAAGGTAGAAGTAAGAGATTATTGGTATACTTCTGAGATGGAACCTATAGCAGTCGCTTACGGCTGCTTTAGCCCGTTTACAGGCAAGTATGGACATGCCCGCTTGCTTGAGAACGCTAAGGAACATGGCATCGAGAAGTTTATCATTCTTTCGCCTAACAAGAAGCAGCCGATTGACAATGACCGCAATATGTTTACTCTTGAACAGAAAGTTGACATTGCTAAGAAAGGCGCTAAGGATCTTGGCTATAACATTATTGACGCTTACATCGCTGAACAGAACTTTGTTGTTTCAAACCTTTTGGAGTTAGCTGAGAAATACCCAGAAAATCGTATCGTGCTTTGCTGCGGTCCTGACCGTATTGCTGAATACGGAAGATACATGAACGAATTTAAACCATCTAATAGCCAACTTCCAGACGAATCTAACCCTAAGCCCGGTAAGTTCGAGTATTTGACTTTGTCTGACCGCGGCGAAAAAGAAGTATCTGGAACTAAGGTTAGAGCAATGATTCGTCGTGGAGCGAAAGACGAGTTCTTGGAGGCAACAGGATATTCTGACAGGATTTGGGAACTTTGCTACCTTTATGCTCAGGAGAACGGCGTGCTTGACGAATGCTTTACAGACTTTATTGGAACAGAATTGGACGAGGCACTTGCTGCAACTAACCGTGTAGGCATTAAGCACCTCTATAACCCAGGCAACCCGCAAGAACTTGGAGCTCTTGAGTTCCTTGACATGCTCGATCTTCTTCTTGAAGATGGTGGCAAACTTGTCAATGGCAAGAACTTCTCGATGACAGAAAAGTCTGACGGTGCTGCATTCCGTATGGGTATTGATGATGAAGGTGAGTTCTTTGTTGAACAGTCTTACTCAGGTCCAATTTACGACAAGGAATTCATCAAGGACAAGTATGTGCAGAAGTATGGACGAATGAATCGTCTTGCTACTGGTTGGTATAACTTGATTGACACACTGCAGAATGATAAGAAGACACAGAAGGTTCTTCGTGGAATTTACGATGAAATTGGAGCATTCAAGATTTCAGGCGAAGTATTCATCAATGAACTTGGTCTTAAGGACGATGACGGTTATGTAACATTCGTCGGTTCTCGTTATGATCCTGAACGTCTAGGTAAGAAGGCAACGATTGTTATGTTTGCAGTCGCTGACGCTGAAGGCCAGACTGTTGAAAATTCTCGTGGTATCATCAAGCATATCATCAAAGCTGGTTCTTCTGCTGATATTAAGTATGATGACGCCGAGCTAAACGTCAAACAGAATATCAAGATTGATGTTGGTTCTGAATGCCGTCAGATTAAGCGAAACATTGACATCTTCCAGAATGAAAACGAGATTGATGTTGTTGATACTCTCAATAACCCATCAAGAAAGAAGGACGATCTTCAGAGAAAGAAATTCGTTCGTGCATTCATTGAAGAACAGCAGGGAATTCTTAATGCCAAGTTTGAAACACAGCTTGAACATTATGAAGGTAAATGGGGTCCTGACTATGAAGGCGTCGTTATTAAGTTGAAGGACGGTTCAATGATTAAGATTACGTCTAAAGGCTTTAAGAAGTTCAAGGCAAAACATGACGACACTCTTCAGAAGTGGATCATGGAGAATAAAAACTTCGTAGATGAATTCACAAAATATATAATGTAGAGGAATTACAATGAAAGGAATTTACGAATCATTTGGAACTTGGCTTGATGCTAAGGACAAGCGTTTCTTGATTGACGAATCCGTTTTCAACGGTGACGATATCGTAAAGCACACATATCTTAAGGACGTTATCGAGAAAATTGTTTCAGGCAAAGGCGAGATCCGCACTGGTAAGCAGGGTGAAGGTACTCCAGTTACCGCTGCTGATTATGATGTTGACAAGTTGCAGGAATTGCTTAACAAGCCTAATGTAACGAATAAGGATTTTGACGCCTGCATTAAGAATAAGAACGCTCGTTGGACAAACTTGTTCAAGGGTGACTTCTCTGGCGGTTCGGGTCGAGATCTTTCAGGTGCTGTAACCTCCTTTGGTTCTGGTGCTAAGATGACTGAGGTTCAGGAATCCATTACAGCAGTTCTTCTTGAGATTAACTGCAATAAGGTTCCGCTCAACATTGACGAAGAAGCAGTTCCTGAAAAGTTTAAGAAGAAATCAGACATTCTTAAGTGGTTGATTACTTCTAAGCCTTCTGTTCAGTCTGGTATTTGCCATTATATTGACTT